CCTGACCTATTACCTTGCCATCACAGTAAATTGTCTCAGACTGACCTGACATTGGAGTAGGGTATAACACTACCCCTTTATTACCAGAAGGAAACCAATAATTTGGATACCCTTGGCAAATCTGCCCTGGATCACCAACTCTTAAGTCTTGTAATTCAAATTTAATTAGTTTTCGCTGTTGTCCAAGAGTTTGTGTATAAACCGACTCAATATAGGTTGCGTCAGACTCAAATCCGAAATTTGCTGTGTTAATAGTATATGTAGATACGCCAGGTAATGATGTAAATTTAAAGTTGTCAGCGACTCCATTTTTGTAGGTAAACTTCCAGTCTGACTCAGCATAAAACTGTTCCACCCAAGCAGTCATGTTATTAACACATTGAGCCCTAAATGAAGCCGATGTGTTTCCTACAGTATCAACTAAATTATCTATAAACTGATCACGAGTAAATCCTACTATCGGTAGAGGTGACATATTTTCTCTCAAATTCTATTTTTTGCTCATAAGTCATGTAGTCATAATCCGAAGGGTTCCAACCAAATATTTTTTGAGCTTTATTTTTATTAATATAACCTTTTTGCCACAAACTCTTCAATGTTGTTCTCCACCCTCTAGCGATTATCCTTCCCTTATCATCAAATATATCACCTTCAGGGACTGATCCATGAGTGGTCCAACCAATGTAAATATCAGGGGAGCTATTATAGGCATCTAATAATCTCTTAGACTCTCCTGATAAGACTGATGAGTCTGTGTATTCATACCTTTCACCTCTTAAATATATCCCAGATGTGCCCATGGGGTTTAGCTCAACAACCCTATGCTTATCATCAACGTAAATTCTGGGGTTTAATTTATGAAGCAGGTATTTAAATGTGCTTAGATCCATTAAACAGCAACCAACTTTCTTGCTTTCTTAAAATTAAGAACCACTTTCTCACAATGATCAACAAACTCCTCAACACTCATCAAATGTTTGGCAAAATTACATTTCGAACAGCATGGAACAATATTACCAGTAACATAACCTAGAGATGAATTCAATCTATCTAAACCTATGGTAGAGATATCTGAATCACAAAAGTAACAAGGGCTTTGCCAAAAGTCTTTAAACTCTTCAAAACTTAGCTCAAACCCAATATCTCTAGCTTTAGCGCCATTTCTGATATGACGAAACTTACCCCATGGAGTGTTGTAATTGCCCTTAAACCACTCTTTCTGAGTGGCCCTATTAGCATTCCTCCATGCCTTACGAGCTTCTAGTTGCTTATCCCGAGTTTTCTCATAATAAGCTTTATCCCGCTCCCTACGAGAGAAATTACGACATGGATTACAAGCTCCCCAAAAATACTTTCCTTGCTCTAGCTTAAAATACTCTTGGGTTTTTGGGAGAATTTGAGTGCATATAGTACACTTCTTAAAGCCTTTTGGAACATCTAGATTCTTTGGAAGTTTATTCCTATTAACTAACTCCCATTTACGAATATAAATCTTCCTACATTGCTTACATCGAATATCCATTCCACCCTTATTCTGAGTTTTATAAAAGAAAGCCTCAGTTAGAGGGAACGATAATGAACAATCCTTACAAGATCTATTTTCCATAAATTAAAGGTTAATCAGGTTGGTGTTTTTAGTAACACCAACCTGAAAAACATAATAAATTCAACTACTTATCAGTATGCTGATCCGGCACGAACCTGCACGCCCCTCTCAGGGCCAAGGCCACCACCAAGATATTTAGCCGTGAATCCAAGAGATTTCCAACCAACCGTACCAACTTGATTGATAGGATCTGCGGATCCTCCAGAACCTTGAGGTTTGACAAATGTCTGCATGTTTTTAGCATCCAAAGACACAACACCGTAGCATTCTTGACCTAACACGATGTTAGCATAAACAGTCGCACCAGCAAGAGTACCCGTTGTTGTTGATTGAATGTTCTGAGATTCAAGAACACGGCAACCGTACACTTTACCAATCTCACCATTGAAAGGACGTTCGGCAGATGGATCGATATATTTATTCAAATCAACCCAAGATCCGATGTTCGTGTCGTTCATCATGTCACCACCAGAGGTGACATGCACAACGGACACATAGTCATTTCCTGTATGAGGAGTAACGAGAGCTTTTTTCAATGTAACAACAGCTTTTAAGATTTCTTTAGCTGTCATAACATCGTTAACACCAGTTTGAGCCAACGAAGCTTTGTTGTTGGCAAATTGGTTAGGGAGGTTTGCTCCAAGTTCATTCAAAACAAGGGTATCAAGAGTCAATGCACCTTGTTTACCAAGTCTTTCAAGAGCTGAATTGACCACAGGATCAATTGCAGTTGCTTCCAAAAGGTCAGAAATTTTCACCCATCCACCATATTGTTGGACGTTTGAAGTTACGTTGAAAGTTGTCAACGACTCTTCAGTAGGAGGAACACCTTCTACAAGGGGAGTTGTTGCAGCATTTAAACGGACGTAAGAAAGCCATTTTACTTGCGTACCAAAACCTCTAGGCATTGGGGTTTTCAATCCCAATGGAACCATTTGAAGGGTTTGATCAAATACGGTTAAAAGCTTTTTAACATAATATAAGTATAGATTGGCAGCATTTGTGCTGGTTGTCATCGTTGACATAAATTACCTCTGGACAAATCCAAGTTGTTTTTCGAGTTGTTCTAAGGTCATGTCTTCCGGGCGTGTTACAGAGGCAGAAGCTGGAGTTGGGGACTCAAAAGCAGCCGAAGCCACTTCTCGTCTCCTATTTTCAGCTTCTTTCTGGCCTACCAATTTAGCCTTGGTTACTTTATCACCAACAGATTCGGCAACAGCTAGCTTATAGAGTAAATCTATCGCTTGCGGTGATGCCAACATTGATGGTTGAACCATGGATCCATAAGTTTGCGCCAATTCAATCATCTTAGGTTCAAGTTCTTTAAACCCAGGATAATTCTGCTCATCATTCATTGCATTTTTATAGAACAAATTAGCATTGGCCATGCTCAACTGTTGTTGAATCTTAGCCTCTGTCCTTTGAGTTCTATTATATACCGCTAATTGAGGATCGATTTCCCATTCATTTTTGAAGATTTCATCTTCTGAAGGGGCAGTTTGCTGGGATTGCCCAATTCTTGACTCAAGATCACGGATTTGCTGTCTTTGACGAGTGTACTCTGATTGCACTTCCTCGTAAGCCTTGACCACGTCTTCCTGCGTTTTAAACTTACCCAATATAAGAGGTTGTTCCTGTGGAGCCTCTACTTTTTGGGGCACTTCTTCCTTGGCTGGAGCCACTTCTTGAGGTTGTTCCTTAGGAGCCTCTTCTGTGGTTGTTCCGAGCACTGTAGGGTCTAAATTCATATCTCTCCTTTGGGGATTATCCTTGCGGGTCCCCTATGTGTTGCTTTGTTCTTCTTACCGCCTCTTCATAATCGAGAAAAGATTGCTCGATTATTAAAAGGAGGGACTCAAAAGCTAAAAGTTCTGATTGAATTCTAATGATCTTACTAAAATCTTTTTCAACTTTCAAGCTTATGGTTAATGATTTTACTTGACCTTCAATAAACTCATTTAAAATCTTCCATCCTTTTGTAGCGACAAGTTCTCTAAAAGCCTCTCCCTGTTGGAGGACTTTTAAAATTTGGTCTGTATCTTCTTTTAATTGAGCGTCTTCTACAGGGGAGCCTGTAATGTCATCGGTTTTATCGTCCGGAATTTCCTGCAACATCAAAGCCTCCCTTAATTAAACTTGTGATGATCTTGGTTTTATTATTTTGAGCGTCTCTTTCTTGTTTCATTCCACCCTTAATCGCTTCAACAGTTGCCAACGTCTTTGTTTTTTCATCATGAGCTTGAGCTTGAGCCGCCATCTGTTGTTGAGTTTGTTGTTGTTGGATTTGTTTCTGCACTTCCGGAGGATTAATATACGAAAGTGGGTTTTGGATTTGGAATTCTTGAAAGAAAGTTTTTGTTAAATTGTCAAAATTAATAGTACCAAGCCTTGTTCTTTCCACAAATTGCAAATAAGGGATTATAGCTTGAGAAAATTGAGCCTGTCTGGAAGATCTATTAAGCCTTTCAATAGCCCCAACACAAGTAAATTCCCAACAGTTATAGAAATCTTCAGCACTTAATATTTCAAATGGATTTGGGACATTTCCATGTATTTTATTCCATAATTCAGGGTCTAAAAACTGTCTGTTTAAGCATGCAAGTCGCTTTCCTAATTCTCTCATGACCATGTTTTCTATGATCTTAACCTTAAGACCAATACGACTATTCATGGTTCCTTCAATATAAGAAACCCCTTTAGCAGTATTGCCAAATGCCTCACCTAAATTACTTACCCCTTGAGAGGCATTTACCATGGCAGAAGCGTTTTGAATCTCATAGTCTATCTGTTGGATCTCTCTATAGGAGGAATTTGGGACCTCAGGGACGTCCATCATCCTTATGCCATTTACATCATTGGCCAAGATAATTCCTGATGTTCTAGAATAGAGGTTTCGAATGTTAATGCCAGAGTTTCTATCAACAATAAACATCCTGTTAACAGCTTGATTAGTTTGATCTAACCTGGCGTTTCTTAAAGCTGAAGCTTCTTTAAAAAGAGAATATAAAGGCTCTAACTCTCCAGTTCCATAAAACTCCCCTGGGACAGGTTGGTCAACACAACCAATAAAAGGCTTATAACCATAATCATAAGGGTTATCGTCTACACGAATGACTGTACGACCATTTGCGACAGTAATGACTTTTTCTTTAAACGTTCCATCTATTTCTTGAAACTGCCCCCAGTATTCCCAGACTTCAATCTTGCCTTTAAGCTTCTGCCCTGGCCATTGGTTAACAGCATAGGCTTTATAAGATTGAGGCCAATCAACGTTTGTCGCTGGGGCGTTAGACCAAGCATTATACCCATACTTATCAACACTCAACTTTAACTCATCTAAGTTAATGTAAATACCACCATTCTCAGTCTTTTCTAATTTCCTCAAATCCTCCATGGTACGGTAGACTCTATGCACACACCCTCTCATGGATTGAATATCACCAGGCTTAGTAGCACCCCAGTCTGAAAAGAAATCAATAATGTCTACGTTAGAAAAAATAGGCCCTTCGTATAAAGTAACAGGCTGCTCTACCTTCTTCATGACCTCAATACCATCAAGCATGGTTTTTTGTCTTGCTGGTAGGATTTTTTCATTCTTAGTCCAACCTAGCTTCGCAATACCAGTCCCGTAGATTAAAGTGTTTTTAACAAATGTTGTAAAGTCATCAAAGAACTTCATCCTATCTAACTGGTAAGTGAAGTGTTCAGTGATAGAGTCAGACATATCACTTAAAGCCTGCATCAATTCATAGTTTGATTCTTTTCTAGGATTGGCCTTTATGTAGGGAGCCTGACCCATGAATGCATCTATTATTTGAGGGGTGAAGGTTTCTATGATGGTCCAAGCGTAAGGTAATTTTAAATTTGCTCTTTGAAGTAAATTGGCTTTAGAAGAACGAGAGTTTAGATATTCTGAATACATCCTCATCCATACATATTCATACAATGTACGAAATTCTTTTGACTGCACCATGAAATTGGTGACGCAGTCCAACTCTCTAGTTAGGCTCATATAAATCTGACGGTACAACAAATCCTGTCTCATCGTCAATTTTTTGATTTAGTTCTTGCTCTTTTAACCAAAATTCTGACGCATCTGTTGTTGTCCCTAAGACTCTATCCATCTCCATAGCTAAGCATGCTGCGATGACTGAATCATCATAACATCCTGATATAGCTTCTCGACGAACAGTCCTTCCTGTTTGAGAAGATATCTGTATAAATGTGCTCATCTCATTTAAAAGATGGGATGATCTAATTTTAATCTCACCCGATCTACACTTAACAGCGAAGTTTTCGGTTAAGGGCATTTTAGTCGTACTTGTAGTGAGGAAGCCTAGTTTTTGAGTTGGTTTGTTTGTAATCTCATCAATGGCTTGTCGTTTGTAAATTTTATAAAAGTTTTTCTTAGTTAATGAACTAATAAACGAATGGCCATGATTGTTGGCTTCTGGGCAGATCCAAGCTTGTTGATAATATATAGAAGCTTTATAAGCCTCATCAGATAATAAATCTGGTGGGAGTTGAGCGACTAACTCAGCTACTTGATAGCCAGTGTTTCTATTCCAAACACTTATAACCCCTCTATCCTTACCAATCCCTTCACTGCAATCCACTCCAATCACATAGGATGCGGAAACATTAGGAACTTCCCATATTTTCCAAAAACCACTTTTAGTCTCTTTTAAACCATCTGATAGGTTGCCTATAAAGCTCGGCTCTTTAACAAAGGACTCTTGGTATTTCATGACAGAGGCTGAGAAGACTCTATTCTCTCCTGAGAGAAAACAAGCTACATCATCAACTGGGTAGTGGACTTCGAAGTTCTCTTCACTACCTTGAAAAGACTCTTGGATCTTCCAACGCCTCCAAGCTAATTGGTACTTTTTTAACCCATAGACTGTTACAAGCTCATCCTCTCTATCATCCAAGTTCATCTTAGCGTTAGAAGCGATAGTCTCCCATTTATCTATGTCTTCTGGATAATGTTTAAACCAAGGAAAGAAAAATCCTTTATACGGAGCTAAATTCCCATTTTTTTTCCATCCCTGCCAACTCTCATAGAAAAACCCCCCCCTACCGTTAGGGGTAGATTCTAGAGTCACCTCACCGTTCTCTGGGACACTCTGGATACTGTTACCAATTCGGTTGGCATCTATAAAAGCGGCTTCTGAGATATGAAGGCTTTT